TCATTAATATAGCCTTCATACTCAATCATTTCTTCTTGTAGCATATACTCAGCTTCTTCTTGATTAATCTTATCGCCATCTTTTACATCTTTAGTATGACCATAACCTATAGTCCAAACGTCTACAGAGTCTTGATAGGCTTCTAAACGACAACCTTCGTAAGACTTTATTAAAGATGTACCTTCTTCAGATATTTGCATCGTTTCTTTGTTTTCTCCGTACCAATTCCATCTACCGTCTTTACTTGTCATCACCAGAGTGTGATGCTCCAAAGTAAAAACTAATAATGGCTGATGCTAGACCACCTAAGTAGCCGAGTACCAAATTGACCAAAGCCTCTGAGTTGGCTTCTGGAGGTTGGAGGGTTATAAGAAAGATATAACCTAGAAAGCCACCTAATGTAGCAATACCTATAATTCTAGTTGTCCAATCTTTAGAAAAAGTTTTTCTAGCATCTTGAGTGTCTTGTACTTCTAGTTTAAATACATCTACCTCTAGTTCTTTCATTTGTATTTCAAACTGAGCTTCAGCTTTCTTCAGCTCAAGCATTTGTTCAGGTGTGGCATTGTCTATGGCTTTTTGTATTTCTTTGGGTTCATTCTTACAACCTAATACATCTGCAATCATATTTGCAGCCATACCACCCATAGGGCCTCCTAACGCTGTACCTAGTGTTGGAGCTACCGATCCAACTAAATTTTTAAGTAGTGCTTTCATCTTTTTTATCTTTCCTTTGATCCAAAATAAACTTCCAAAAGGCAGCGGTTTGTTTGCGCTTGTCTTCTGCTGTTGCCTTTTTTTTAGGCATTATTTTTTCTTTTTATATACGGTTTTTTTAGTTTTTATTTTTGGTGGTCTACCAACTTTACTTCCGTATGTTCCTTTACCTCTTGGCATGATTTCTCCTTATATTGTGTAAATTTGCAAAGGCTTTTCTTTACCCTTTACTTGTAATGGTTCTAATAATTTTAACTCATAATCAGACTTTATGGCAGTATTGTAGCCAATTAATAAATCTACCCCAGCATCTTTAGTACCACTTTCTAGTCTAGCCCCTGTGTTTACTGCATCTCCTATGGCTGTGTAATCAAACCTCTGCTCACTACCCATATTACCAATAACTGCATAACCAGTATTAATCCCTATACCAATAGCTACAGGTGGTAAGTTTTTTTCTGCCATCTCTATGTTTAAATCTTGCATATTTTTTTGTATATCCAAAGCACAGTCTATGGCTTTATTTTCGTGAAAGTTTTGATCTAATGGTGCATTAAATATAGCCATCATTGCATCACCAATGTATTTGTCTACCATACCGCCATGTTTCTGAACTGCGGATTGTTGTGCAGTCAGAGCCTTATTCATAATGTAAGTTACTTCTTCGGGTTCAAGGGTTTCTGACATTGAGGTGAATCCCCTAACGTCAGTAAATAAAAAGGTAGCATATCGTTTTTCTCCCCCTAGCTTTAACAAACTAGGATTGTCTTGTAATTGTTTAACTTGTCTAGGATCAAGATAATGCTCAAATTGTTTCTTGATCTGTTGTCTTAGTTTATATTGTTCTCTAAATCTTAGATAGAAGGCTGTAGATGCAGTTATAAACTCTGCAATTAAAGTCCATGTTACATCTATTAAAATACCTTGTTGTACTGTCCAATAGCCATAAACACCCGTAGCGGTCATTATTACTAATGCAGTAGATACTCCCAAGGTTATACCTAAAAGATTCAATACAGACCATATAAGAATTATAGAAATAGTTAGTATTAATAGTTCTACAGATAAAGCATAGTCAGGTATATATGGACTGTCTTGTATCAATATGCTTTCTGCTAGTGCTGCTTGTATCTTGTGTGGTTCTAGCAAACCAGCTGGTGTAGATAGTTGTGGCATTACACCATTAGCTGTAACTCCTACAATAACAAACCTATCTTTTACATCCATTTCTTGTAGTGTTGTAGATGGTGTATCAACCCAACTAATCCATTTACGACCTAGTGAATCTACAGGAACAGAAGGTAAACCTCTAACGCGTATTTCTTCTAATCCATTGTCATTTGTTTTAATTACATAAGTATCTGCTTCGGCTAAGACTTTTAATATCTGTGTCCCAAAAGCGGGTGTCCAACCATCGGGTGTACGCATCAATAATGGCAATCTTCTTGTTAAACCATCTACATCTATAGGTGCAGACGATATACCTTGATAAGCATTATTTTTAAGTATGTCTATATTTTGTGTAGAACCTTTTAACATAACACCACCCACATCATCACCAAGAATAACCGTGCCTGTTGTTTGTGGATATTTCTGATTATTTGTTTCAAACATAGCAATCACACTAGGGTATAAACCAAGTACATCGGCAAAGTCTTCATCACCGCCAAAACGATCTGGTTCACTAAATGCTATAACGTAGCCAACACCCATAGCACCACGATGTAATAAGTCCATGTGTATTTCTGTCAATATTTGACGAGGGAAAGGCCAGCCCCCTTCTTCTTGTACGTCTTGTTCTGTAATGTCTAGTGTTACAAATAAGCCTGAAGCTTCTTGAGGTTTGACGAAAGCATCAAATACTTTTAATTTAAGTATTTCTAATGGTGTTAGTTGGTATATAAGAGGTAGGGTAAGTAATGACAATAAACCTAATAACTGTAACTTCTTCATCCCGATCCTTGCTTAATTGTTATTGTTGTTGACGAACCACCATTAATTTTAACTGTATTTGTTACACCATCTTGTATCAGTATAACTGTATAACTGCCTGAACCGTCTAAATTTAACTTTGCACTTTGACTGACTGATCTGGTTAAACTAATGTTTTGACCAGATACTATTGTTGTTATTTGTGTGTCTTTATCTTGACCTATATCTGTACCAACAATACGAATACCCACACCACCTTGTTTAAGTGCATCTTCTTCTTTAGATATAGCTAGTGCATCTAGTACGTTAAGTAAGTCTTCTAAAAAGTTTACATCTAAATAGTTGATGTCTAGTTCTGTAAACTCTAAATCTTCTTCTGCATCTAAGAAATCTTCATTTAAATAATCTATATCTAAGTCGTTAAAATCTAAATAGTCAGCAGATGCTTGCGTTTGTGTTTCTTCTATTTGTTGTTCTACTTCTTGCGGTGGATTAACAATCAACATATTGTCAATCAAGTCTAGTGATATATCTAACGTAACAGGTTTAGTTGGATTGTTCTCAAACACAGATACCGTAGTAGCCTGATATGGTTTGTTTAAAGTCACACTACCCATAGCTGTAGCTACTATTATTTCACCACTAGATATGCCATTTTCATCTGGTAATAATATGACTAAACTTCTGCCTAGTTCGTCTACCGTACAAGTAAAGTCTGTACCACGAATAGCAATGTTAGCTGTTGGTGTGCGTATGGCTATATTACTTTTGTTGTTAAATTTACCAGTAATAAAACGTGCAGTACCACTAGCAAACTTAAGTGCCATCTTAGATTTAGAAGGGTCGGGATCGTAGATATATTCATCTATAACTAATTTAGAATGTTCTGTTAGTTTGACTGTAGAGTCGTCTTCAAAGGTTATGGCAACTCTGCCCGCTTCTGTACGGACATCATCCATTTGTTGTATGTTAAATTCTAGTTCAGCTCCGTAGGGTTTATCTCTTAGAACTTGTGCGTTGCCTTTAAGTTCAGATATAGAACCTATTTCAACAGACGAATGAAGTTGTTGCGTCTGACTGAGTAACACAGACAGTACCGCTAGACCCAACAGATGTAATCTTAAGCCAATCATTATCAGATGTAGATTCCTGATCTATGTTAAATGTTCTTGTACTACCAGTATGATCTAAGTAGAAGTAGCCTCCAGCATAGCCATCGCCATCGTAGGTGACAACATTATCATCTCCATCAATGTCCATGTAATTAGTAGCACCATCTACATCTATAGCTGCTGTAATATTATTACCACCACCTTGCACAGTCCAATCTAAATCTAAGTTTGCTGCTAGAGCGGTCATAGCGTGATTGAGAGTCATGGTGTTTGTATTGCCTGTAACTTGTACGTTTACGTTAGAGCCATCTGCTCCAGTAGCGTTGGTTTCATCTGTAGACATATTAAAAGTATTACTGTCACCTATAAATGAAAAGTAACCTGTATAAGTATCTGCCCATATATCGCCTAAGAATTTATTGGTTGAACCCTTTTGCAATATATCTAAGGTCATGGTTGCACCATCAATATCTAATGCAGTCATAGAACCAGCTGAAGCGTCAGCACCACCAATGATGTTGCCACTACCTCCTACCTGTTCTATGTCTAAGTTAGATGTAGCACCTGACTGATCTATGAATATCTCATTGTCCGCTGTATAAATATTAAGCGATATAAGTAACAGTAATAGCTTTAGTTTATTCATTTAGTTTCCAATACCCAGATTCGTGACCTTCGTTGATTGTTTGCAATACCGCAGTTTCAATTGCTGCTTGTAATGCAATGTTTATAGACTCATTTTCTACTATACCGTTTTCAATTTCAACCAATTCTGTGTTGTTTGCATAAAATCTGAACACATCAGAAGAGATAGATGCGCTGAGAACAGTCTTTGTAACCAACACCTCTAATAATATTTTTCCTGTACTAACTGAAACTGTGCGTAAAGATATGGTAACTGAGTCTTGTCTATATTCTTTTGACATACCAATACCTAAATATCTAGCTCCCGCACCACCTGACTTTATATTGGTTTCATAACCTATAACACCACCTTCCATTAATAAACCAGCAAACAATAAAGGCTTGAGTTTTTGTTTTTCTTCAAAACTTTCTCTGGTTGTTCGTATGATCTGTCTTTCTTTGGTTAGGTTATCTAGTCCTGTGCGTTCTACCACATCAAAGAAGTTAGAGTGTTTAAGTGCTCTGATTAAGTATGCGTCTGGTGATTGTGTGATAGCTGTACTAAAACTAGCATACTGACTATTGCTTCTACGTTGGCCTGTATTGTCTTTAAAAGAGTTTGGATAAACCGCAACAACAGGTTTGCGTATAGGTGATTTAATGTTTTTTAATTCTGTTATTAACAAACCCACTTCTGCGGGTTCTATGTTTCTTATGGGGGGTACTCCGTTATCTAATGGAGGTATGATAAGTGCACAACTAGAAAGTAAAAGAACCGAGAGGTACAGTAATTTCTGTTGTATTGCCTTCTTCATCTGTGATTATTAATGTTACCTTATCGTCTTCTACTCTATATTCTATAGTGTTACCTTCTAGTTCTAGCGTACCGAAATCAGATGCAGTCTCACCAAATAAACTATCAACTAACTGTCTACTTAGTTGTGCGTATATTCTACTCTCTAGGTTGCGTATAAACCTAGCTAATGTTGTGTTCTCTGCTTCTC